CACCTAATGTGGAGAGTTGTTGTTGAATACGAGAAAGGAAAGTACTGTAATGTTTTTGTAAATCATCAAGTGTTGCGAAGTTTTGATCTAATGGAGTGAGTGGATCTTTTTGCTGTTTAGTATTTGAGGGTTCTGAAAGAAGTCCTAAAGACTTTTCAATTAAAGTCTTTTCTTCTATTACCTCTTCTTCTATTATTTTTTCTTCAACAACCTCAACATCCTTTGGTTTTTTATATTCCTTTGCCAAAGGCTTAACAAAGTCTTCAAAAAAAGAATTTCCAAGAATCTCCTGCATAGATTCTTTTTGTTCTTTTTTTGCTGACTTTATTGTTTTAAAGAAGTCCTTTAACTCCTTATCCACTTATCACTCCTGCTCTGTTTGAACACCAAACATATCTTGAGCAACATAAGGAGTTATTCTTTCTATGTTCTCTGCAGATTTTGCATAAAGAATCTCTTTAATCTTATCAGTAACTTCTTCTGGTGAACCACCACTAAAAATAGTATCCATTAATTCAATTGTAGATTCCATTTATAACCTCAAAATTATACACTATTTATATCTCTGCTGCCTTGGCATTGATTGAGACATCTTTGTTATTATCTACATCAGGTTCTTTTGGAACTGATCCCATAGGTTGATTACCTGGCATTGGTTCTAAAGGCATACCATCTGGTCCAACCATAGGCATTAATTTTGGATCTGGATATAATCCATCATCAATCTCTTTCTTCATCAACTTATCCTCATCCACAATCTCCTGATCAGTTTGTCTCAGGATCTTACGTCTTACATAATCTTGTGAATAGTACCTACCAATGTAAGGTTCAATTGCAACCATCAGATTGAGTCTTTCGTTCATTAATTCAGTATCTTTAAGTTCTGAAAAATGTCCATCATACAAGTAATCATATTGAATATGATCACTCATCTTTTCCCAATCTTCTGGAGTTACAATGTTCTTGAGGATTAATTGTGTCTTAAGAAGATCGTGGAATACATTACTAAATCTCTTTCTCAGTCTTCCTACAAATTTACCAAACATCAATTCATCTCTAAGAATTTCAGATGATCTTCCTAAATTGAATCCAGTGTCCGAAGCAGTTCTTGACTCAGGAACATTCAGTGCTCTAAAAAGTTTCTTTTGGAAGTATTGAACATCAGTAAGTTCTCCAAGATTTTGTCCACCTGGAAGTGTTGTGATTTCAGTTCCTCTTCCACCTTCTCTACGTGGCAACCAGAAGTCTTCCATCATAGACATAAACTTCTTGTCATCACGCATTTCACCAGTGTTAGCATCATAAACAAGTTTATTTCTATACCTGTTCATAACATCGCGAAGATATTGCTCTGCCTTTACCTTAGGAAGATTTCCTACATCAATGTAGAAAATTCTTCTTTCTGGTGCTCTGGAAAGTCTATAGATTACCAAAGCATCCTCAATCATTCTAAGTTGATTGAGTGCCTTAATTGCTTTATGCAGATATGATAAAGTGAGTTGTCTATTTCTATCAACTAATCCAGAAGTGACATAAGTAATTGCATCTTTGGCAATCCTAACTCCTTTGTTTGTAGATGCTACCCTTTGTACGTGTCCCATTGGGTAGTAAATGAAATACTCATCTACTTCAGGATCTTTAAATGTTTGAGGCTTTTCTGGATCTATAGTATTGATATAATTGCCACCAAGATTATTTGGTTTATTACTCTTTCTTTCCTGCCTCATATATCTGACTTTCAAAGCATCCATAAATCTTAAATCTTGGATGCCTTCTTCTGGTCTCTTTAAGTCAATGACTTTATGATACAGGATTCTTCCATCAACATACCAATTCTTAAAAATTTCGTGTGCTTTTTTATCAAATCCCATCAGGTCTTTGATATATTTAAATTCATCTCTGATGATCTTTTTAAGACCATCACTAGCATTTAAATTACTTAATTCAATTTCTACAGGTGAATCATTTAAATCAGAAACAATAGCTTCATTAACAACATTTTCAATGGCAGAATCGCATTCTGGATGCAATGCCATTTCTCTATATCTCTTTATGAGATCATACTCATTTCTAAATACTCCTTCAATATCAACATATTGACCATAAAAACCACTGGTAAGATAATAGTCAACCCCGTCCTCATTATTCTGAGGAACGGGGGATAATGCATCCTTTGGTAATTTATTCTCGTCCTCTATGGAAAATCCAAAAAGTCTTGCCATTGTATAAGTTTAAAGTATAAAATTATTTAGACTACTTCGAAATTAGATCTTCCTTGAGGATCAATAGCTTCCCACCACTGAACTTGAAGATCCACAGTAAATTCTTCAATTTCATTTTCATTATTGTAGGAGAGATCAATCTGTGATACATTAGTTGGAAATGCTCCATGAATCACATACTTTCTCAACTGATTAATGGCACTAGTACTTCCGCCACTTGAATTGTTTAATCCAGTGTAGTTTCCTCTAGAAAGTTGAGCAACATTCATGTCTGCCATATAATCTGATGGATTGATTGTACCACTTCCATCAGAAACCTTGACAATGTAATTCATCCATCTTTCAAAGAAACTTCTCCACTTGAAGTCTGTATCATTTATTACTGTAATTGACCAAATATCAAAGGTTCTATCTCCAGCAATTTTGAGGGTTCTACCTCTAAATGGAACTGGAATTTCACTGATGGTTGATGCAGGAAGACCTGCTGACTTAATAAGCATCAGGTCATCTTGTTCAAATTGAATCCCCAAGTTAGTAAAAATAACACTAGATTCAGATGCTGCATCTTGGGGAGTTCCACTGACTTGTGAACCAAAACTTACTTCAAAAAGGTTGCTACGAGCACCACCACCATTTAATTTTGTTTTAAATTTGTCAATAGTTCTGTCTGAAAAATTAGGCATTTTTCTTAGTCTCCTTTAAATTAAACTGTTCCTACTACTGTTTCAAAAGAAACACCAGTTCTTGTAGCAACAAATGTAAGTCCAATAAAGTTAATAGAACGAGCAGGTTTTACATATATATCTGCAATAAACTCATTTCTATCAATTACATCTGTAGTATTGTTTGAATCATCACAAACTAAGAGGAAGTCTTGAATACCTCTCTTTGCCTGAACATCTCTTAAGTATGGTTCAACAATATTGATAAAGTTTGCTCTTGTTGCTGCATCATTAAACTCAAAGAGTTGAGCATCAGCAGCACTCTTAATAGCCTGCTCAATGGTGATGAACAGTCTTCTGACATTGATTCTATCAAATGCTGAAGTGTATGAGAGTGCAGTCTTGTCACCAAAGAGAATAATTCCAGATCCTGGTGAGGAAATTATTGGATTAATTCTTTGTGAATAAAGTTTGTCCCTATCATCTTGATTGGGATTGTAGGAAAGTTTAATTGGGAATCTCAAAGTACCTCTGACCTTTCCTGCGGGTGAGTACCATGGGAACTGATTGATATCAGTTCTTACACAAAGACCAGCAGTATCTCCAGAGCAAGGAATGTAAACAAACTCTTTGTTGTATCTATCATAAACATATTGGTATCCACTATCAAACACTGCATATGATGAAGATGTTAATGGACTGAAGAATGAAAGAATATTTGCCAGTTGTGTTGATGTTTGTGCAACATTTACAACTCCCTCTCTATATGGTGAGATGAAAGCAACACAATCCTTTCTATTCTCTGCAATACTGATGATAGTATTTGCTTTTGCCTGCTCAATTTCTTTTCCTAATGAAGCACTTCCCTGGAGCAAGAAGTTCAATGGAACTTCATCTGCATTGGAAAGTTTGTCATAGGCATCAACAATATCAGATAAAGTAATTGCAAATCCACCAACACCATTTTCACCACTGTAATCCTTTCCACCTGTTAAGGTGAATGCCTTATTTCCAACAGAGTTAAATGTTACATTATCACATTCAACATCCCAAACACCTAAACTCTCTGATTGTGGTGTATTACCTGAGGAGAACTTAGTTGCTACAGGATCTATTCCCCAATAAGCATCTGTTGCATTATCTCCAATAGACTTACCTGCATAAATGTATGCAGAGTTGAGAGCAACATAATCCTTGTAGTATACACCCTGTGATGGTGAAATTTCAGTATCAGTTGCCTTAGACAAGTTAGTGAACTTTTCTAAGATTGTTTGAGATGAACCTGAAATATTCTTGGATCTTGCACTATCTACAACTACAACATGAAGAGCATCATTGTTGCCATTTCTATCTCTTACATATTGGTTTGTTCTTGGTTTTGGAGCAATGCTTCTCCAAGAAACTGTTGCACTATCACCTCTTGCAGTATCTAAAATATTTTGTGTATTATACCAATCATTAATTGTGGATGAAGTGACTACTGCAGATTGTGAAATTGAATTGACTAAGAAAATTTCATCAGTAGATTCATTTATTACATAATCTCCTTGAGTGATTCCTGCTATTGAAGCAACTTCTACAGTTGTAGAGGAGCTATTTACAGTGGCAGAAGCAGTAGTTACATTCTGATTGTAAGTTAAGACCTTAACAGTGGTTCCATCAGCAACAGATGCTTCAGCAGATGTTCCAAATGTTGATCTAGCTACGCCAATTTGATTTCCAGAAACTGAAATAACATCTAAAATCTCATCTCCAATGAGAAGGAACCTAGCAGTAGTAATACC